GTTAAAAGTGCGGGCCGTTGCTTCGACGTGGTTAACAATCGTAGATAACGGGTCTGCCTGTGCCACTGCTACATAGCTATAAGTGGCCCCAGAAGCGTCGGAGAACGTCGCCTGCGAGGTTGTGGACGCTGTCTCTGTTAACCGATGGAAACGGTTCTCAAATGCGATCTGGCCTGATTTGCTTTCCTTGATAAATCCCGACTCGGCTTCCTCGACCAACCTGAGTGCATCAATGGCTTTTTTCTTTGCAATCCAAAACCGGCTTATTGTGGTCTGCCCTGTGTCCAAATCCCTGTCATCGGAGTCTGTCAATCCAACATCGTCTAGGATATCCCCGACAGCCTGATCCGTCCTGCGGTTAGTCTGCGATGCAAGCTGTACTTCAAATTGATTCAGGAATCCGAGCGTCCCGAACGCCGTGAGCTTGGCGGTTTTAATTCCCAACGCCGCCGGTGCAGGCCTGATTTGGTCTAACTTCCCCTGCCACTTAATATTGTCCTCGAACGAAATCGGAAACGTGTAAGGGAATGCTTCGTCAGGGCCGGCCAGTAGGCGAACGGTACGACCAGGCAGGATGTTCCCCGTGAGAGCCGACGAAGTGTTGGACGGTGAGTATTTACCGCCGGTGTTAACGAGGGTCGCCGTTAATTTTCCCGAAATGGATTTACCCTGTAACTGACTGGCGTAATCCCTGCCACGCTCCCATGAGAGATTCAAAACTTCGGACGTAACATCCTCGTTGGCGTCGGAGAAGTCGCCGTCGTTGTTCCAGTCTACGAGTAGCGTGTAACTACCCGATGCCACTGCTCACCACCTCGGAAGGTTCGATTACAGGCTCGGCGCTCGACCCGTTCTGCCCTGCAATCTGGCTCAACAATTCGTCCCGCTGACGCTCTGCCACTATACGTCGCAACTGCTCCGCTGCCAAAGGATTCTCCCTCAACATTGTCTGAAGGTCAGCGTCGGTAATTTGTGTATTCATTAGCTGGCCGCCGTGTATGTCTTGGGAGTATATGAAAGCTGATCCTGTTGACGCCTGTTGGCCCTGCTGACAATCGTCTGGGCAAATTCATTTGCCACCAATACCTGCCACTCAGCATCGGTATCTATTCCTGAGTCCCTTGCCGTCTCGTAGGCGAGAGCCAGTACCCTCGTTGCCGAGTCCACTGTGGAGGCCTTAGAAACCCCACCCTCAACCGCAACTGTTATCGTGACGTCTCCGCTAGCCATCTGTCGCCTCCTGTTCCAAAGCTGATATCCTGCTCTCCAATTCGTTTATATATAATTGCTGTAATTCCTGACCTTCCCACAACCGTGTCATCATGCCGCCCAAGTTCCGCTCCTCTTCCCATTCCTCACCCGTCGGCATCCAGGGCAGTCGGTGTTCGGCCTTTGTTGTGGTTTTAACGTCGTGTAAGTTCCATACCCTTGGCATAATATTCCTCGAACACCCAGTCAGTTATCTGGCTGTTGTCATCGTAGTAAGCTCCTGCGTTAATCGTTCCCGTGGACTTCATGCCTCCAGTCGGATTGCCGACCATTAACGCACCGTCAAACCGGACGTTCCCTGCATCAACAAATATAGCATAATCGTCTGCCCCTTCAGACGCTACAGTTTCCACGTAGATGGACGCCGTTGCAGTTATCGTGTCAGAACCACTGGTATTCGTTATAACCGGCTCATCAACGTAGAGAGAGGCGATTATAGGGATCGTCTCACTGTTACCCTGTGTCGTTATCGAACCGCCAACGTGCGCTCCAATAGCAACGTGAGCTATAGACCCCGTTGCTCCGTTTCCTGCCGTCAGGTCATACCCGACACCGAGGCCGTAAATGTGCGCTTCCGATGCATCCGTATGCGCCCCGCTCATAATCGTGGCGTATGGTCTCATGTTGGAAGCGTGAAAGCTGATCCTCTGGTTAGCTCCTGCGTGGTTGATAGTCTGGCCCGTTCCAATCGTGAAGGAAGAGTAGGTGTTGTCCCTCGCCAGGTGCCAGTCCACCTCGTTCGTCCCTGTTCCTCCGTCGAAGATCACCGCAGTGTCCTCCGAACCGCCGTCTCCAATGATAAGGGAAGGCGTCGCTCCTTTGATGGTTACATTTCCGTTAACGTCAATCGTAGTGACGTCCGTGCCGTCATCAATGCCGATGCTCAGTGTCCTTGTGCCGGCAGTCGCAAGATTTACCGCCTGATCTACATTGTCGTTGCCTATACTGATCGCCCCGCCACTGGAGTTGACCTGGATTGCACCCGTTGCATCCAAATCTACTGAGGCGGTATTGGACGTTGCCAGTACACGTGCATCACTGATGCTGACAATCGTGGCCCCGCCTTCTTGCAGGTTTAATCCACCGCCACCATTAACGGCAAGCGCACCTGCCGACGTTTCAATCGTGCCGGCATCTGTCATTGTGATGTCGCCCTCAAGGAACAAATCCTGCCATGCAGCCGCAGCCGAACCGAGGTCGTAAGTGTCATCTGCCGACGGTATCAGGTCGCCCGTCGGAGTCCATGTCGTATCCCATGCAGGCACACCGCCAGTAACGGTAAGGACGGCTCCTGTCGATCCAATCCCCAAACGCCTAAGCTGACTCGATGATGCCGCATAAACGATATCGCCCGTAGCCTGTGAGTCGAGGACGTGAGTCCCAATGCCTTCCCATTCGGTCTGGGTTAATTCCGTGCCTACGGTTCCGTGCTTAAATTCATTCGCCATGTTACTCCCCTATGCCGTCGCCAGGATACCACTGAACCCGCCACGCCTGACTCCGTCGGTTATTGCTTCGCTAACCTTCTCCTCGAAATCGTCGAACCCGTAAGTCGGACCAAGAATATTAATCGTTATCCCGCCGCCGCCCGCCTTGTTGAGCGGTATTACGGCCTCTGGGCCTCGCTCACCGATCATTGCAAGCGTTGGAGATGTTACTATCCCGCCTGCCGCCAAACTCGGTATTTCTGGAATGTTGAGAGACCAACCCTTCCCGCCGATCTTAGGAACCCACTTCGGTACTTCGATCTTGATCTTATTAGCTCCTCGGATCATTAGATTTAATGCGCCGATCAGGAGGTTGACGTAACCCTTAATTCCGTCCACGACCAGGCTGACCGTCGCTTTCATCCCGTTCCAGATCGTGTCCCAATTGTCTCTAAGAAGCCTCAGCCCCTTAATCAACGAACCGCCAGGGAGAAGCCACCCGAACGGCCCATCAATCACGCCCTCTATGAAATCAACGACCGGCTCAAAGACTCGCTTTATCGTACTCCATGCCGTATCCCATACCTTAGAGAATGCGGCGGTGATTTTGTCCCAGTTCTTAATAGCCAGAATTATCCCTGCAATTGCGGCTACTATTCCGATAATAATCAGCCCTATAGGCCCCATAGCAATATTCAGTGCAGTCATTGCCGCAGTCTGGAGCCAGGTCGCCGCCGTTAATAATGTCTGGGACGCCGCCATTGCCGAGATGCCGGTAGCAATCGCCGGAGCCATGATTACAATAGGTCCGAGCTTCGTTGCAAATTCCCCAATTGGAACCATTGCCTCTTTCGCTCGGTTCTTCATGATGTCAAACTTGTCCGACATCGTCAGGGTAGATGCGGCCATTTCGGCAACCTTGCCGTCCCCTGCCTCCATTGCCGTAACCATCTCATCCAACGAGAATACACCCTTATTGATAGCGTCAACGAACCTGACTCCTGCTCCTGCCCCGAACGCATCCGTAGCAATCGCCATTGCCTCGCTTTGGCTCTCGGCGTTCTCAATGTTGTTAATCATATCCATCAGGCCGCCACGGATATCTTCGACACCCTCATCAGCCAACTTCTTAATAGCCGTGTTAAGACCTGGCATCATCTTTGATGCTGACAGCCCTGCCGCTTCCATGTTGGCAACCAAAGCGGTAGCCTCATCGACATTCAAGCCCATTGCATTTAGTTGAGGGCCAAATTTAATGACAGTGTCGGCAAGTTTGGTCATCGGTACACCAACCGCCTGAGATGCGACCATCAACCTATCAAGCGATATTTCTGCACCACCTGTATCCTCACCGAAGGCGATCAGGCTGTCCGTCACCGCCTTAATTAGCGGGTTGACATCCTCGCCCATTACCCTCGAAGCATCGAGGAAAGATTTTGTTACCGCTTCAAGCTCCTCGCCTTCCAGCCCAAGTTCCGTATTAACATCAGCTATCGCAGAGGACACCGTTGCCGAATCCTGCGGGACAGTGGCCCAAACATCCCTGAACGACTGCGTCAGCCCTTCAAGCTGTTCGCCGGTAGCTCCGGTTCCTGCCGCTATGGTGTTGGTTGCTTCCTGGTATTCCTGCCCCAATTTAGCCGCCGCCCCTGCCGCTAATGTCAATCCACCGGCAGCCACTGCAACGCCCTTCATGGCTGTCTGGAATTTGGCTCCCATGCCCTTGACGCTCTTTTCAGCCTTCTTCGTGTCGGCGTCAACCGAAATTGAGATTGTATTAGCCACTCTGGTCTTCCTCCACCTTGCCCTGGCTCACAATATCCAACATCCGCAACACCCCAACGTCCTCGTTCATTATCTGGGACGGCAGGCAATTATAACGCTGACAGAGACCATCAACGATTTCTGCCATTTGCAGGTCCCACGGCTTCTCCACTGAAGTGCCGTCCCTGTTCGTCCCGCCTCGAACAGCCTTCCACTTAGCTATGCCGAGGCTGAGACTTCCCCCGCTGTCGTTGCCGCCTCTGTCCAAGAACCCAGAATCTTTGTCGCCAGTGCCGGCGGTAAAGACAGGAATCCCGAAGCGTCAGCGGGTAAAACTGTTCCGTCTTCATCCGTCATATTCCAACTATGTAGGATTTCATCCCCGAACATAGAAAACGCCGACCTCAGATCGCTTGGATTGGCATCGCCCGCACCGGCCAGGGACTGAAGGTCAAGGAAGGTTCTGAGGTCCACATCGAGACGAGCCTCAACGTGCAGTCCCTCATATTCTATTTCCTCGAACTCCAGAATCGCCCTGCGGCGTTGGATCACATACGGCTTAATCCCGTTAGTAGCAACTACCATCAGACTGTGGTCCAGACGGGAACAGTGCCGTCGGCCAGATTCAAGCCTGCTGAAAACCCCAACGCTCCATCCGTTCCTCTGGTGATGTTGTACGAGGCTACCTGCATCTCCATCGCCAGTTTGGGATTGCTCGATGAATTGCCTCCGACCCTGAGATCAAAAGTCCTCGTCCCTGTCCGAGTCTTGAATACATCATGACTCCTATTGCTTGCGGCATTGAATATCCCCGTGATAGTTACGTCGGAATCAGACATCCCCGTGATGCGCTCCCTTGCGCTCTTATCTAATCCTGTCGTCTCTATAAGCTCCTGGGCGATATTGATCCCGTAGTCCGTCAAATCATTACTTATGTCCCGTGCCGTCCCGCCACTGTCGTCTATCGCAAGGTAGTCGCCTAAACCTGTTTGCTTTGCCATCGGTTGGCCTCCTTATGACCTACTGAATCCCACTACTATTTTTGCGTTACTAAATGTGCCAGTTGTTGTCACTTTTATATACCGCTGAACTGTTCCTTCCATCGTTAATCTTTCCGCTGACGGAGCCGCCGCCGCCGCCACGGTTGAGAACGTCATAAAGTTGGAGTATGAACCACCGCTAGAGGTAGATTCCTGAAGGTTTACCGTGACACTACCAGAATCAAGGCTTAACAGTTGACAATAACCAGTACCGCCATTAGAGGATGACGCCCCACTATCCACAACCGTTCCCGATCCAGCCGAGGAATGGGTGTCGTCGTGGGCCGTCAGCATCTCCCCAAACTCTGCCGCAGAACCGTTGGCACTGAACACCGCACTGGCCGACATCGCTGACCCTGGCGCACGGGTTACGTTGTATGTCCCCTGCTTCGATGCAAGCCCGACAAACTGATCACCTACCGCCGACCCCATCGGAATCAAAACGTCCTGGTCGGCTGTCGGGAGCTTGCCTGAATTCGACGTCCAGACGGCGTGCTGTCTAGATGCGGCATTATCAAACCACGCATCCACTGATATTTCAGAATCAACAATCCCGACGATTCGCTTCTTGGCCGACACATCGAGAGTCGTCACATCCAGAAGTTCGTTGGTGTAGCCCAACGACGACAAAGAGTTGGCGTCACCTGACAGGTCGTACCCCTCGACATATAGACGGACGTTCAGTCCATTTACTTTGGCCATATATATACTTCTCCTGTTATCGTTGCTCTACGGCAATCCTTGGGCGATTACGGAGTGATCCCGACCTCGCCCATCAGTTGCATTTCATAAGATACTGATACGGTACGAAACACCCCTCCGCTCATTGTTGTATATCCGACCGAAGCAGGACCGACGGATGAGTCGGTTACGTTGCCACCCAGATCGGCATCAGATCGTAACTGCGTGTCGATCTGCACCATTGCGTCCCAGACTTCCTCTTCAATACTCTCCCTGACGTCGGGCGTGTCTTGCATACGAAAATATGCCCGAATCTGGACGGTAACTCTTGATCCGATGTCTCCCAGTGTTTGGAAATCGTTAGTCCTCCCCGTAAGCCAGAATGCTAAAACCGGACTTCCTGCGATGGCCAGAGGCTCACCCCTGTACACAGCCACGAATGCAGGGTCGGAAATAGCAGACAGCAACGTGTCTATTTGTGCCAAAGCTCCTGATCGACTCAATCGAACGCCTCCACAATCCCGCCTGCCAGATAGTCTTCGTACAATTGCGGATTGTTATCCAGTCGATCTTCGACCTTCCGAAACATGTGATAGCCTGGGAATCCTGGCCTGGGACGATTACGGTCATCGTTCCCCTCAACCCATTCGGCATAGATCAAATTCCTGCGACCCAACTGCTCACCCGCCGCAATTAACGCTACGCCGTCCCTAATCAGGGCGGCCCCTACATGATTCCTCAAGTTGCCGGTTATTCGACCATGCCCTGGCACTAGTTGCTCTTTAACCTTGTTCGATCCTTCAATAGTGGCAAGGTCGAAAAGGCCACGGTTGACTGCCTCGGTAAAACCCAATCTGATTTGTTGGTCCGATTCAAATAGAGGACCCTTCAATTCGACATTGATAGTTTTGGTTGCCATTAAAAGATTGTCCCGTTACTGGTCGCCGCTACCCTGTATTGATCCAGTGACCCTAGAACCGACTGAATCTCTCCCTCGGCTGACGTTATCGCAGCCTCGCCGGAACCGATGGAAGTAGTAGTGCCGAGGTCCCGATCTCTAAATACAATCTTGGACAGGTCCAGACACGCTTGAACAACAAGCTCTGGATAGATATACCTGTATACAGTTGCGCCGCCGCTGTGCGTCGCTCCAGTCGTGCCGTTGACGCCTCGCTCTGCCGTAATGGTGTTCCCAGAAATAGCCGTGATATATAACTGTTCTGAATCGACAAGGATTGTCTGGGCCGGCCCCAGGTCAGCCGCAGAGGTTACCGATACAGATGTCGCCGTAGTGGAGGATACGGCATCAGAGGTTGTGACACTGCCAGTATCGGCAGTGTAACCCCATGAACCGAGAATCGAGAGTGTCTGTTGTCCACCGTCAAGACCTTTGGCCGTGTCCTCGTTTAATTTCAATATAGTTTTAGGCGTGAAGTTGTACGGCATCAGGAAGAAGTCGTTTGCGTGTCCCTCGGTCAATGTCTCCGAGGTTGAACGGTCAGTCGCCCCGTAAGCCGTGACCGTTGTAGGACTGATGAGCCACCCGTCCAACGGGAGGACCCCAGACGACGAGACCCTGGAAACCATGTCGTCCGTCAGTGTTAGCATTTGATATTGCGAGGACTGACGGAGGGAAGAACTGCCGACGTCATAATACCTGGTCTGCGTCTGAGGTCCGAACGTCCCTCCTCCGCAGTAATCCTCTATCCGACGACTTGCCGCTTCCAAGATGCGGCGAATAGCGTTAGCGTCAGACGTCCAACCGGACGAATAACTTGTGCCGGCCAGATAATCCCGCAGGTCGTCAGCCGTGGCGTATGTATGTCTGACGGCCACTACTTATTCTCCTCGGTTGTCTTCGCCTTGTTCTGCGGCTTTGCTGCCATCTTCTCGAAGTACTCGCCGTATCGTTTCAGTGTTGCGGCAGGAACGTCATAAACCTTGCCGGATTCGTATACCTCGCCAGTCGCTCCGAATGTCACGTTTTGAACACACTTTGCTTTCGCCATAGCATCCTTTCTATGAGGGACGCAGGGAGGGCTAAGGGACCGTTCGGCAGCGGTCCT